GACATTCACGACCTACAGGTGCGCGTCAAACTGATGGAGGAACGCAACAAATGATGACGATGGTCAGCACGTTCTTGTCGTTCCTCGCAGGCGGCCTTCCTAAGATTCTTGAAATTTTCCAAGACCGCCAAGACAAGAAGCATGAGCTTGCCCTTGTTGCCGCCCAAAAGGAGCGTGAATTAGCCCTTGCAGAGCGTGGGTTCATCGCGCAGGCACGGGTTGAGGAAATCAAATTGGAGCAAATCCAGACGCAGACTGCTGCCGAGGAACGTCAGGCGCTGTATAGCCACGACGTTGAGATTGGCAAGGGCGCATCCCAATGGATGATCAACCTGCGTGCCTCGGTGCGCCCGGTTGTGACCTACATCTTTGTGCTGGAACTGGTCGCCATCAACATTGCAGGAGTCTGGTATGCCTACAACACGGGTGTCCCGTTTGCCGCTGCAATGGCCGAAGTGTTCTCTGACGACGAAATGCTGATTTTGAGCAGCATCATTGCTTTCTGGTTTGGTACGCAGGCTTTCGGCAAGAAGTGACTTCGGTATACCACATTAGAGAACGATCAAGCCTTGCGCTTGATGAAGGGTACGTTGGAATCAGCGTAAACCCTGCTGTTAGGTTTTACCAACACAAAAACGCTGCAAAGACTCGCCGCAATCATTTATCAAACGCTATTAAAAAGTATGGCGACGAGATATGTGTTGATGTTATTGCGTCGGATCTTAATGAAGATCTTGCGCGGTTTTTAGAAAAAATGCTTCGTCCATTTGAAAACATGGGGTGGAATACTTGTGTTGGCGGTGGTATTCCTCCAAATCCAAAAGGCAAGGAAAGGCCAGAGGTTTACCGTAAAAACATATCTATTGCCAAACTTGGCAGCAAAAATCCGATGTTTGGCAAAAAGATTGTATTTTCAAAAGAACACAAATCTCGGTTAGCGGCAGCAGCACAGAATATGCCCATTTTGGTTTGCCCTCATTGTGGTAAACGAGGACGATGCAATGGAATGAAACGATGGCACTTTGACAGGTGTCAGTATGCGAGTGTCTGAAAAAGCAATACGGATGATTTGTCATCACGAGGGCGTCAGAACACGCCCTTATCGGTGTCCTGCGTTGTTATGGACGGTCGGGGTCGGCCACGTTATAGACCCCTCACACGCGGCGGTAAAATATGAGGAACGGCGCACCTTACCGATACCCGAGGGCTGGGATCGCATCCTCACTATGGGAGAGGTGGACGCTATCCTTGCTCAAGACCTTGGCCGGTTTGAGCGCGGCGTGGCCCGACTTTGCCCTGCTGCTGTTGGTCATCAAGGCCGGTTTGACGCATTGGTGAGTTTTGCCTTCAACGTGGGCCTTGGGAACCTGCAACGCTCCAGCCTACGCATGAAAACCAACCGTGGCGAGTTTGAAGAAGCCGCCGACGAGTTTATGAAGTGGACAAAAGCCGGTGGCCGAGTGTTACCCGGCCTTGTGAAACGGCGTCAGGACGAGCGGGCGCTATACCTTAACGGTTAAGCAGATACTCTATTTCGTTGCGTAGCGTCTTAATCTCTAACTCCAGCAGCGTGGCTTCATCGTGTAGCCCCATGCGCCGCATCGCCACAAACGCATTAGCAAGCCTGTCGCCCTGCTTCTGGCCATATCCCCAAGGGATGCGCTCTAGCTCCTCTTTCCACGCCCCCGGTGGGGATAAGTCATCTATCAGCGAGCCTGTCAGTTCGCATCGTTTCACCATATATCTTGCCCTCCACGCGCCGAGCGCCAGTTAGGGGCTGGCACAGAACGCCATTCGCGGTCACGGTTAGTCTTGAGTTTACGCCATAGGTCAATAAGCCATCTCATGGCAAAGCCTCCACGCTGTAGTTGGTACTAGGTGACTTCCAGCCTCGCGGTATTTCGCCATGTAAGTGCGAAGGGTCTATCCAACGCAATTTATTGTTGGGCATGGCAACCCATTGGCCGCTATCTAACGCGATGATGTGGTGATCCTTGGATTGGTCAGGTATTTCCGACCAGCCGCCATTGGCCCAGAACACGCTGAACAGGTACACGCCTGACCGCAGCACCTTGTCGCGGCAATACGCCTCTACGCGGTGGTTACGCAAGAATTGCATCTCACGCACTTCGCAGAACCGACTAAACGAGTCCCACCACACACAGACATTAAGCGGTAGCGGATCGCAAGGCTTGGAGCAAATGGCGTGTATAGGCATTCTTGCCCACATTGCACCACATTCCAACATGACGCTAAACATGGGGACGCGCATTGGCTCGGCCCGGAAGCCTAGGACAGTACAGAGCGTAAAGCCTTCTTGGCCTTCCTGATGGTCGTACAAAAACTCGTTTCGGATGTAAGCCGTGGTGTACGGCGTGTCCGCCATGAAGCTCATATCAGCCCCTCTTTCTCTAGTTGCACGATGGTTCGCGCCATGCCGTCGTAATGGGCTAGGCGCAACTCATCGCGTGTCATGCCGCTTTTATGTGTTCTGCCGTCTATTTCGTCGTGACAGGCGCTACACGCCCACGCACCGAGCAGGTCGGGTGATTTCATGCTCATGCCGCTGACGCCCACAAGGCGTATGTGTGCAAGCACGGTACTGGCGCTGTTGAAGTTGCACACGCCCGGTATGCGTACCGTACAGCCTCGGTCTTTGGCGGCCTTACGCAGGGTCATGCAAAGGCTCGGGTAATGGGCCAATGCCCAACTCTATGCATTTGTTTTCTATGCCGTATAGATATTCTGTAAATTCTTCTTTGGTCATGCGAGATGTGCGTTTAAGTGGCCGCAAACGCTTTCTGCCAAACCCTTCTATCGTTTCCCATCCCCAAATTTCGCCTAACAGCCATTCGTGAATATCGTCTCGCGTAAAGCCTCGCAGGCTCTCACCAGCGGCTTCCATGATCATGGGATAAACCACACCAAACAAATACCGCGACTGCTGATTGGTTTTAGGTTTTTTCCACTCGGTTACCTCCACCGACCACACGCGGCGCGGGTCTAGCCCTTGCGTCATGCGCGTCACGGCAACCGCCATTTGCTCTGGCGTTGTCCCCTTGGGGAATATGCGCTTCACAGCCGCTCCTCAAAGTCTATGTACCGCCAGCCAAGGTATTCGGGTGTGACGGCATAAACGTCGTAGTCGTAACCACGCTCCCGATCCACTATCTTTTGCACACGCCAATCGGGGAACGTCGTCTTAACGTCCACCAGAGCCGCTACGGTCATGCTGGCGTTGACGATGTAGTAGTAATCAGGGCGAGGATCGGCAGCATCAAACGACTTTTTGGCGCAGATAGCGGCAGTCTCAAACGGCCACGCCTGATACCCGAAATCGTGCTTGATGTGTTTTACCTCTATCCGCTTACCCGAAACGTATATATCGCCTTTATCGGCAAACTCTGCCCGGTCGGCAAAGTCTTTTGCCATGCGCCGTTTTGGCAGCGTCACCGTATGGCCGATGTTGAGGAGATAAGTCGCCACGACAATCTCTGCCGGGCGACTTGCCCTAAACCTAGCCTCAAAATCAGAAGGGTGTATCAAGGTCGTCCCAATTAGTTTCGGTGACTTCTGGCTTCTTGGTCGGCTGGCGTTGCGGCTCGCCGGTACGGGCTAACTTGCCCTCGCCTTTAGGTTCAATCTTAATGCTCATGTACTTATCGCCTGTCTTTTGCGAGGACTTAATCCAAGCCGACAGGTTGTAATCCACGTTGTTGATCACCGCCGAGCCACGGTAATCGGGACGCTTTTCATTCCCAGATTTGTCATTACGGAATAAAACGCCTTTCATGTTCGGATCGTAATCAGGCACGGTTCTGCTCCTTTGCTATTTGAATGTACTTCTTGATGGCTGACCGTTCCTTGGCTGTCATAGCGTCGGCTACGGCGATGTAAAGCTCATGGTCGCTGTTGATTTGGTCATGGACGCCTAGCACCGCAAGCGCGATATCTTTCTCCTCGGCGTCTAGGTCAAACGCTGCGCGGAACTGCTTAACAAACGAGTCACGCTTAACGGGGTCTGCCTCCTTGCCCATATCGCCCCTAGGATCGTTCGTAAAGCCCTTACGGCCTTGGGCTGCCTCTGCGTCATCGTCCACCTGTGCAAGCCCCACAATGGCTGCTAATGCGTAACGGCGGGCATAAGTGATGCCAGAGCCTTGTGCTTGTGGGCTGTTGTCTTTAGTTAGGATTGGCGTGATGCTTTTAACCCATTCACCAGACGAGTGAGCGAGAATCGTTTTTAGCACCGTTTGGTTAGTCAGGTCATCAAGGTCTGTGGTCTGTATAACGCACAGATTGTTTGCCGCTAACTGCTTACGGCAAGCGTCCCAGCATGACGCGAGGTCAGCGTACTTGGACTTAAAGAACGGGTTGCTGCTGTCTTTCAGCGCACCCGTAATGTCGGCTTGGGCTTTGCTTAACGCGGCGGCCAATGCGCCTATGGTTTCACTCTGCATCTTCTTGCTCCTTCAGTTCTGCTAATGCCTTGTTACAGGCTTCTATGCGTTCTTGTTCTTCCAGTTCTTGCATCAGTTGGTCTTGGTGATGCCACCAAGTCATATCGTCATCGTGCATGGCTGGCTCGCTCCTCTGCCGGGGTGCAGCCACCGTCGCCGCACGGGTCAAGGATGGCTGCTGTGGCGTATAGCACTACAAGCAGGATGGCTTGGGGTAACCAGCGGCTCATTAGTAATCCTCCCCATAAGGGCCGTTCATCAGCGCGTCGTTGGTGGCGATTTCCTCAAGCTCAAAGATGGCATCTGCACCGAGGTCGCAAATGTCTAGCTTGATGTCGTGGTTAAGCGATGAGGCAGCCTTGTCGTTATCAAGGAAAATACCGATCAAGTCGGCAGCCTCCAAGATGATGCCGCCATCTAGGTCTTGGGTGTACTCCACGCGCACCTCAAACTTGTTGCCGAGGGCGTAGAACGTACCGAAACCGTGGAAAGTGTCTTTGCGTGGCATATCTATTGCTCCTGTGTTGTGTCTGTCAACAATTGCATTTTACCAGAGTTAACAAACAAATCAATAGTACGAACTCCAATAACGCTCTTTGTAAACCGGCTTGCCGCTAGACATCACAATTGGCTGCTCGTAGTACGCTGTCGCACTCTGGTGAATCTTCACGCTCGGTGAGCCACCCACCATGCTGACTCGTCTTGAAAACGCTTCGCCAATAAACATACCGGGCATTGGCTTGGTTTTGCCGCACAAATACCCTTCTTCTTCACGACTCTGGGCAATTTCACGCAGCTCAATTGTTTGGCCGCGAACACCCACAACCTCGTAGTACTCAACATTGGTTTGCTCGTAACCCCAACTGGTTCGGAACACTTCACCGCCAACCAACTTGTGAGGCGCAGATCGGGCCTTGCGTCGTTCGGCCACCATCGCTTTGTGAGCCTCTAGGCTTTCTACTTGCGATTTGATTTTCTCGGCTAACCGTTCAGCAGAACCAAATATGTAATGCCATAACGGTTTGGTCGCTTTACCAGCAAACGCCATCGCAACGATCTTGCCGCGCACTTCGTGGGTATAAACCACAAACTCCGTGGCTTCGTGAATGTAATGCAGCGAGTAGCTGGCGGGGATATGTCGTTCTTTCTTCATCTCAAGTACCTCTCTGTGGTATCAAAATCAACAACGCTAGTTTACCAAGGTTAATACACTTGTCAAGCCGTTTTGGCAGGAAAATTCAAATATTTAAACATTTTTATTTCCCGCTCCAACGCCTCACGCGAACAACTAAAGTGCTGGTGGACTTCGCTATAAAACACCAGCAACGGGATTGCCATTTCGCAATCCTCCTCCCACCATTGCGGCTTGGGAGCATACAAACCGGGGATCGGCTTAGCCCATTCGGGCAACTGCGCTTGGCGTTCGGGTGACAACCAGATGCCGCCGTGACCAGCCGTAAATACTTGAACAATGCCGGGGGCTAAAACTTTTTGTTTTTGGACAGCGCCCCAAGGCGAATACTTAATAACTGACTCTTTCATATCAACCTCTCTATGGTTAATCACTATCTACGGTGCTATGTTAACACAAGTTAAGTATCCGTCAATGGCAGATAGGTACATATTCCGCTATGTAATTTCTGATTGCGGCAAGACGTAACCAAAGTTAACATACGAAAATGGACATACAAACAGCATTAAAAGTTTTCGGTTCACCCGCAGGAATTGCCCGAGCGTTTAAGGTCACAGCGCCTGCCGTATCCCGTTGGATACGCAACGGTGAGATCCCGCAGCAAAGGGTGTGGCAGTACAAGGCTGGGCTGGTCAAAGCGCCAAAAGGACGTTAGTGGACGCCAGAAACGACAAACCCCCTATCGGGAAACACGATGGGGGCTTGACGCGGCAGGGGGGCTGCCTTACGCTTAATTTGCGAGTTGAGCGTGATGGAAGTTTGAACGACTGTTCTAGTCGTGTCAACCACCCCACCACGCCTAACCACTCGGGCATCTTGGTCGGGGAAACTACGCGCAAGATGACCTTAAACCCACACCGGGGCAGCCAGCCTGTGGGTGCGCGGCGTATCGTCGGGAAGCGCAAATGGCACACGGGGAAACCTGTGAAAAGTAGCCGACAGCAGGGTGGCTCCGTCAGTCATCAAATTCTGCACGATCCACGTTAGGCGTACTCCGTCTTAACCGTGCAGAGTTCACCATCAGTCATCAGTTCTAAACCATAGAGAGGTATAGATATGGGAGATTTACACCAGTATTTCCCGACTAAAACTGAAGAAGTAAAACCAAGTCATAACCTAGAACATCACATCCACTCAAACCAGAGAACGTGGGATGAACTGGTACGACAATCCCCGCTAAACCGTTTACGCTTCTACGACGCACAGTTAGCCCGTGGCATTGACGTTGATCGTGACCGAGTGGCCGAATTAGTGCGTGAGGTTGGCCCGACTGTGGTGCTATCGGATAGGGATGTGATTGGTCTAATTCGCCAGTTATGGGGTGAAAAGGCGGTGGAGAAGTTGCGTGCGCGTGCCAAAACTGAACAAGTACAGAGGTAATCAAATATGGTGGCAAATATGGTTAACCCGTTGCATCAACGAGGCCCGGAACGAGGAGGGATACGACGATACCTTGATACCGTCACCCCGCAGGAATATCTCCCGCAGACGGGTGAGGTTGACCTTACGCAAGTCACGCTTACTGGCCTTGCCGACCTGTTCGGGTCGGACAAGGGGAGCATCAAACACGGCTACACCAAGCACTATGAGAAGATCATTGACGATTTGGGCGGGAAGAACGCGCCGCTAACGATTGCCGAGATTGGCATCGCGTGTGGGGCATCGCTGCGTATGTGGGCTAATTACCTGCCCAACGCCAAGATTGACGGTTACGACATCCAGATGGAGTGCGCCAAGCTCTGCCGTGACCTGCCGAGTGTCAGCATCACGATCAGCGACCCGCGCAAGGTGGATAAAGACGCCGCCTACGACCTAGTCATTGACGACGGTAGCCACATTGCCGAGGACGTTCTCGGGGTGTTGGCGCATTGCTGGAGGTGGGTCAAACCGGGTGGGTATTACGTCATTGAGGACATGGGCTGTACCTACAACGACGGTTACCGGGACAAGTTCAACAAACACTTTGGGAAAGACTTGAAGAACGACCGGAACCTGATGCTCCAGATGTTTGACGCACTCTCTCGGGAGATAGATCACGGGGTCGGTGCGTTTACCGAGATGCGGTACTACCGCCAGATGTGGGTATTTAAGCGATGAGGCACGCTGCCCGCCGTGATGCGAACGACGCCATCATCACCGAGGCGCTACGCAAGGCGGGGTTCACCGTCATGGATTACGGCAAGGCAGGCCAAGGCATCCCCGACAAACTCGTTACCCGCCCACTCCCTGACGGCTTGCCGTGGGTGTGCTGGGTAGAGGTCAAGATGCCAAAGGGGCGGCTACGGGAGGCGCAGGAGGCGTTTAAGGCGGTCTTTGGGGCGAGGGGCGAGCATTACGTTGCCCGTGACCCCGAAACGGCTGTACGCGACCTGTGGATGTTATACGAAGAACAAATCAAGCCCGAGCAGCGTCGGTGAACATCTGTGCCTTACGGTTGCCTTTGTAATGCGCGATGACGGGGTTCGGATGCTCGCCAAAATGTTCGGGAAGGCAGGCGTATTGATGCTCTGGCAGGTGTGCGACGACAAAGGGCGGCAAACGGTTGACGTATTCCCGCAACACCTCTTGGTCGCCGTACCAAGTTTTGTATTTGGGTTCCAGCCGGTCGTACATCTCGGCCAACTGCTCCCACGCAAACCCGTCAGGGGTGATGGTGCAGCAGCCGATATAGGGATACACGGCATCCAGCGTTTTATTGGCGTGTTCGGAGTAATCCTGACCGCGTTGCTTGGCGTTAAAGATCGCCTCACGCTGAAAGGATCGGCGCGTCACGGCAATGACCGCATCGCCCAACAACAACTCGGGATGCAGGGGACGACGCACCAGCATATCGGTGTCCATGTACAGGGCTGGCTGGGCGAGTTGCAGCGCGGCAAACGCTCGGGTGCGCCACAGCATCAGGTACTCGGGATTGCCCTCGGTGGGGTGCGCCCAAGTCACACCCGGTATGGTCGGGGTGTCCTTGTCGGTAACTTGGATGATTTCAGCGCCCGGATTGTGTTTACGAAGGGACGCCACCATTGCAGTCGGCTGGGAAATATCCGCACCGACATGGAAAAACACAAAGGTTGACATAGGAGAAATCTAACATGGTTAATTTGAACAGAAAACGCACTAGCCGAATTATTTGGGAAACGCTGCTAGAAAACGTGGTGAGCCACCCAAAAGCACCGTGGGTGGAGCAACTGAATATGCTGGATGCGCTGCGTGCCACCGCTAAACCCACAGGTAGCGTCAGTTTTGCGACGTTCTGGTGCCTTTATGCCGTGGTGCAGGCGTATAAACCGAAGCGTGTTGCCGAGGTCGGCACCTACATCGGGAAATCCACACTTGCCTTGGTGTCGGGCGGTGCGGAAGTACACACCTGCGACTACAGCAACGATGTGAAACTGCCGTTCAAGGTGAACCAGTACCCGATGACGAGCAGCACCGATATGTTCGCCAAGCTCCAACCCGCCATTGACCTGCTATTCCTTGACGGTCGGTTAGAACCCGATGACCTTGGGCACATTGGCCGTTTGCTGCACTCGCAAAGCATCGTGGCGCTAGATGACTTTGAGGGTATTGAGAAAGGGGTTGCCAATGCGATGCGATTTACTTATCAGGGTGCCATGCTCGTTTACCCGCCAGAGCGTGAGGTATTGGAGCGTCACGGCATCCCCGACGACAGCACGCTGGCGCTGATCGTGCCGCACGGATTAGTGCAGTTGACGAACCAATAGCGTTAAAATACCCTCACCACGGGAGGCTCTATGTCCCATAAAGACGCGGCAGAATTTGTTGGTGTGTTGCTGCACTCGGCAACAGCCACTCACTTCCTTCATTTGCAGACGGCGAGCTACGCGAGCCACAAAGCACTCGGCCACTACTACGAGAACATCGTGGAGTTGGCCGATAAATACGCCGAGGCGTATCAAGGCCACTACGGCATCATCCCGCTGACCGACTACCCCGATGGGTTCAAGGTACAGAAGGACGCAGCCGAGTACGCCAACAGTCTGCTGACGTTCGTGAAGGGCATCCGAGGCGACCTGCCGAAAGATACCGACCTACAGAACATCATTGACGAAATCGTGGGCGAGATCAGCGCACTTGTGTACAAGCTGGAGCGTTTTAAATAAATGGCAAAGGATCGCAAACGCCTTGCCGCTGCACTTGCCTACGTTGACGAGAAGGCAAAGCGCCTGACGAGCCTAGACCAGCCGCAATCTACCGACGCGGCTGACGTTGCGTTGGACATTGCGGCAGGGTTTACGCCGTTGCAGTACCCGCAAGCAGCGAGAGACTTGGAGCGATCCCGGCGAACCGGCGATAAGCTCGGGCAACTATTGGCCGTTGCGGGAATGGTTCCAGTAGTTGGAGGCATCCCGAGAGCCGCGAAAGCCATTGATAAAGCCATTGAGGCGCGATATTTCAAGCGGTTAGACGAAGATTACGAAGGACTAAAGACCGAATACGCCACTCGTCCTGATAGTTTTGGCGGCCAAGTATTAAACACAGACGTTGCGCGGGAGTTGTCGCCCGAATACTTGGCAGACCGCACAAAGTCAGCAGACGTACATGAGCCATCAAGCTCGTTTATTAAAAAGCTGTACGCCGAGCGCCTTGCTCAACCGACCCCGCCAAACAAAGACCCGGTGGTGTTGTTTACCGCTGGCGGCACAGGCGCAGGCAAAAGTTCTGGTCTAACCAAGCTCCGCAAAACTACGCCGAGTTTGAATCGGGTTGAGCTGGAATACGACACCAACATGAACGGGTACGAATCTAGCAAAAAGAAAATTGACGAGGCACTTAAAACAGGACGCCAAGTGCAAATTGTGTTTACTTACCGCGACCCGGTGGAGGCATTGAGTCAGGGCGCACTCACCCGAGCAATGCGGCAGGAAGGTGAATTCGGAACAGGCCGCACCGTTCCGTTGTCAGAGCATTTAAACACTCACATCGGGGCGCGTAATACGATGGAACGCCTCGCAAAAGACTACGCCGACAATCCTAAATTCAACTTGACCGTGATTGATAACAGCCAAGGCGAAGGCAACGCTGTTGTATCGTCATTGGACAATTTACCCAAGTTAAGCGAAAATAAGGTGCGTAATGAACTACGAAATGCCCTTGAAAAAGCTAGAAACGAAAAGCGCATATCCGAAAAAGTCTACCGAGGCTTTGCCGATTACTGATGCAACAAAATCGCATTGGGGAATCGCTAACAACATCGGGCAGGCATTTGCGGCGGCGCTGAATCAATCCGTAATGGAAAAAAAGATCAAGCGATAAGCGTATGAACGCAGGTGCTTTTAAAAAGGGTCAGAAAGGCGGGCCGGGTAGGCCCAAGGGTTTGCCTAATAAGTCCACGCAGGCCGCCAGAGAGGCCATTGCAGCGTTTGTGGACGGCAACGCAGACAGACTCCAAGGGTGGCTAGACGAGATCGCTGCGGAGAAGGGAGCGCAGGCTGCCTTTGACGCCTTTAGCACCCTGCTGGAGTACCACGTTCCCAAACTCGCCCGCCAAGAGATCACAGGCAAAGACAACGGCCCGGTCAAGGTACAGATCGGATGGATGGCTCCCGAATAATCCTGCCCTACCGCCCACGCAAGGCGTTCATGCCGTTTCATGAGCGCACGAAACGCTGGGCTTGCCTTGTCGCACATCGTCGCGCAGGTAAGACGGTTGCCGCCGTCAACGACATGATCCGCGCTGCTGCGATGTACCAGCAGCCTTACGGGTTGTTCGGCTACGTCGCCCCCTACCGCAGTCAGGCAAAGGCCGTGGCGTGGCAGTACTTTAAGGACGGCGCACACCCGATCATTCAATCGGTCAACGAGCAGGAACTGACTATTACGCTCATTAACGGCAGTCAGATACGCCTGTTCGGTGCCGACAACGCCGATGCGATGCGCGGCCTTGGATTCTCGGGGCTATACCTTGACGAATACGGCGACTTTAAGCCGAGCGTATTCGGGAACGTATTGAGAGCGTCCCTGTCAGACAAGCAGGGTTGGTGCGTCTTTGGCGGTACACCGAAAGGCAAAAACCAGTTCTGGGAAATTTACGATACCGCCACTCGTCTCCCTAGCGAGTGGTTCCTGTTGCGCC